CGACGATAACGACGATAACGACGAGGATAATGATGACAATAATGGCGACGAATGATAGCGATGATAATTAGATAGCTTAATATGGATTAATTATTTTGTTTTAGTGTTATGTTCACGACTATCTTGGGTTTGGTATTAACATTCTTAGTAGTGTTTTGCGGAACGGCTAAGACAGGATCTCCCATCGTCTTTGGAGGAAGACTTAGAATAGCTGGAATAGCTTTCTTTAAGGTAATAATTGGTTTTTCAATAATTATATCTTCTTTTTGCTTAGTATCTTGTTTCTGGTCTGGAACGTCCTTCTTTTTAGCCCAACGGTTATAATTAGCCCATCCTTTTGTAGTTTTAGATGCTGCAGCATTTTTAGTTTTAGGTTTTCCTTTTTGGCTTCCTTTACCTTTAGTTTTAGCTTTTGTATCGACTTCAGCAAGGTCTGGTTCAGGTTTGACATAATCGGGAGCTTCGAGAAACTGTTTAAATTCACCAGTGGTATACGAATTGATAATACGTTCTATTTCAGTATCAAAACGTTGCTTAATTCCTTTAGGTAGTGTAAAATACTCATTGTTATCAAAATCTAGATATACAAAAGGATGTTTGAGACAGTCACTGCCTTCTGCTAAGGTAAACAATTGTCCACCTATTCTGATATTCTGGGTCTCAATATCATCACCACCTTTCACATAGGGTACATGACTGATAATAGGATGGTCTTCGTATGTCCAATAATCACAAGTATAGTTAAACAATATTTCTGGTTTGTTATCTAGATCAGCTAGGAAGTTTAGGGGTATCTCTCCGAAACCGTTACCACCCAATAACTGAGTAATAGGTAAGAGCTTATCAGTAGATACTAAAAAAAGACCCCTATTCTTAGTCTTTCCTATTTGTAACAGATCACCGCATCGTAAACTCAAATCACTGTCAATATCTTTGATTACTTTCTGAATAGTAGATAAATCACCTTTTAGTCCTTCCTGAATTGGTTTGTGTAATTCATGAATTAGAATAGGTCTCAGTCCAGAAAAATCATAATAATTACAACCCAATCTTTTATCCCTAACAATACTACCTTTCCATCGTTGAGTGGTCCAATCCCAAACAGGGTCATTAAAATTCTTGGCAAATGGTTTACTATCAGCTATTCTCTCACCCAAGGTTCTCTCTTCTTGCATTATTAATATTATTAGTTCAAAAGGCTAATCGTATAGAAACAACTTTATGACAAGATCAATTTTCCTTTAAAGCTTACTAAAGTTCTCATGACTCATGTTCCTATCCGTTTTGTTTAAAAGCTAAAAGACCCAAAAACCTTTGATAACTTTGTGCATAAGGAATATGCACAAGGTTCTTTTAATATATAAAGAAGTTTTAATATCCGATTAATTGTTTGGCAACATCTTTTGGCATAGATTTATTGCCCCGATCTTTTTTAAATGCGGCTTCTACTTTGGGTGGAGCAACATATACTTTTTTACTCTCCTTTCCCCACCATTTCCTACTTTCATTTAACACGATACTATGTGGATCATCTCCTTTATTTCGTTTATTAGCTGGTAAAGTCAAATCTATTTTCATTTTATAAATCTTTTCGTCCATCTCGTTGTCTAAAACAATCTTATCTTGTTCTTTTCTTGTAGAATTCATACTCTTAACACCTTCATCGATCTGTTCATTACGAAGATCACTCAGGATTCTCTCCATGGCGATGATTGTCTTATTTTTTACACCTCCATTCTGTTTCATCTGCAAATTCCTTTGATATTGAATTCTTGAAATTAATTCATCCTTTGAACAGACCTGATCTGGATCTGCCTGAATAATGATGTTAATGCAATCATTCATTAGTTGATTGTTATTTGCCACGAGTTCATTTATATTTTTAGGAGTTTGATCACTGTTATCTTTTTTATCCTCATAATTATCGTCTTTCTTCTCTTTCCCATCTTTCCCATCTTTCCCATCTATTTCCTCTTTCCCACTTTTTCTATTTCTTCCTATGTTATCTGTTCTTATGCTGTTTTTCGGATTATTTTCGAGATTTTTCTCATCATCATATGTTGGAGGTCTTGGTATGGTATTCTTTGGTCCACTAGGAGCATGAAGTTCACGTTTTCTTGGTTTGAATGTAGCTTGTACCAAATCATTACCATGATTTTCAAAAGACTCTTGATTATAATCATCTTGTCGATTACTATTAAGATTCAAATTGTTATAATCTGTTGTCTTTTGGTCGCTTTTATCATCGTCATATTGGCGATTCCTGTTATCATCGTCATATTCGCGATTTCTTTTATCATCATATTCGCGATCCCTGTTATCATCATACTGACGATTTCTTACTACTGCATATCCTCTATCATTGTATCGATCATTTCGATAATTATTATCTTCATACTGGTCGTAATCTCTATCTCTCTGATTGTCATGATCACTTTGGTCTCTTCCTCTTTGGTCTCTTCCTCCTTGATCACTTCCTTCTTGATCACTTTGATCTCTTCCTTCTTGATTATTAGTATGTACTCGGTAATTATTAGGGAGTTTATTTCTCGAATTAGTGTTGAAATTAGTAGGATTATTGTTATTATTGCTGTTGGGTTTGGATAACCATTGATTGATATTTTCAGCCTTTTTAGGAGCATCATCGCTCTCTACTGATTTTGTATTCTTACCGAAACCCAAAGGTTTTCTAACCGTTTTAACAACAGGTTTAGGAGGCGATAAAACAGCTTTTTTAACACCATTGACTTGCGCTTTAACATTCGTTGCTGATGCTGATGCTGTTGCTGTTGCTGATGCTGTTGCTGTTGCTGTTGCTGTTGCTGTTTTAGCAGCTGTTTTTGTAAGTTTCAAACCTGTACTCTTTGCATCGGTCGCTTTAGTTTCTTTGGGTACATTGACGGAGGGTTTAACTGTTCTGATAGGACCATTTAGTGCTACTTTTGAGATAGTGTTATTGTTTGTCTTGAAAGTCGCAGGTTTTACAAGTGTGGACTGACTGGGTAGTTTTTTAGCGTAAGCGGAATTAGCAGTAGAATTAGCATTTGCTGTAACAGTAGTAGGACTGGTAGTTTTTATAGTGGCGTTGGTAGCATTAATAGTTTTTGTTGAAGCTTTGTTTGATTTAAGAGGAGATTGAGAAGGTAATTCGGTGATTGCCCTATCAAGCTTATCTGAACAAGTTGTTACACTTTCGGACTTATCTGAAAAAGTGTGTGAGAGGATTTTAGGAAAGGGTAAATTTTTATCTGATTTTCCGACTTCAGGAGAAAATTGTTCTTTTTTTGTATTAGCAAATTTCGATTGAATATTTATGTTATTTTTTAAATTGGATTTATTCTGAATTTGGTCATTGGTTTTCTGAATGTTATTTCTATCATTCTTGTTTATATCAGGTTTACTCTGAATTTGATTATTGGTTTTCTTTACTGATACCATATATTTTGACATTTTCCAAAGTATCCGTTTAGGTAGTAACACACAGATCTTTGAAATATACTTGAATATTTCATAGAATCTTTTAACGTGTTGCCATATTAATACTTCTTCTATAAGTAAACAAAAGCTATGAATTTTAGGTTCAGCAGAGATTGGCAACTTAAAAGCATTGCCCCGTAGACCAACACTCCCCGATAGTCAGGATAGGGACGGCAGCTAAAGTGCTGATGGATTAGGTATTAATTACTATTTAAAATTTTTGGAGCGAAGAGATGCCCAATTATTACAGATTAGCCGTAGACATTGATATGAACTACCTGGTTTTTCGCCTAAATTCCCACAATAGCAGACACCAACATTAGCCAGACCAACATCGACATACCATGGATATTGACACATGCTCACGATAGCTTTCTGAGTCATATAATCAACGTTCTTTTTAAGTTTAGCTTGAGCTAAGCACAATAAAGAATTAGCTTGGGCAACAGATAGTAGAGGGAACTGTAATTTAGTCTTAATGGTCCCTAGAGGTAGAAAGGATGTTGCAATTGAACAGAGATTCTCACATATAGAATAATCACTACAGTTTGGAGATAACATAGATATATATGTTATAAGTGCATCGAATAGTTGGCTTGAGTCAATTGATATAGCTTTGATGACCTGTTGGTCATGAAAGAAAAAATTTGTTACAGTTGTTCTGCACATAGGACAATTGAATCCTTTGATTACATCAAACTTCATTAGACATGTGACACAGACGCATTTATGGTAACATGGACTTAGTTTTATTAAGTCTGCGTTTGATTCAAGGCATACAGCGCATTCACCTGTACTGTTCGTCATTAAAATTATTTAATTGTGGTATTAAAATTACCACAATTAATAATATTTCAATTTTGAAATGTTTAAGGGTTGGTGCAGAATCTCGCTGGCGATCTAATCGTTGGCTCGGGCTCTGGAACTGGCTCCGTTTTGCCAATTGGCGCTTCTGCTCAACCCTTAAAAGTCTTGTCCAAGTAGAAGGAGAATTAAAGTAGTAAACAGCATGCGGCTTGTCTCACAAGTTGCTCTTCAGATATTTGATTGCTTTTAGCAATAGTACTGGAATTGCCTGATGCTAGACTGGGATTATGAATAAATGATCGAAGTTCGTGAACAAATTCTGCATGGAAATAAAGTTCATGAGCTATATCAATTAAGATTGTTTTAATACGAGCTTCATCTAGTTTAGCAGAAATAGAATAATAAGATGTGACTTTGTAATGATCACAAAAATTATCTATTTCTTCTTGTGTAATAGGTTTTACTAAATGTGAACTATCCAGATCATTCTTATTACCAATCAAGAAAAAGAGAGGGAATTCATTATCCCATTTATTAGAATTTAAAACTTGATCTATCCAAGAAATTAAATGTTCAAATGATTCTCGATTATAAAGATCAAAAACTAATAAAATAATAGAAGAATTACGATAATATGCTTTGACAATGCTACGAAACTTTTCCTGTCCCGCAGCATCCCATAATTGTAACTTGATACCAGTGTTAGGATTTGATTTTAAGGTTTTGATAATTTTATTCTTAACTAATGGAATCAAGTCCTTACTTTTAGGAGTTAACGTAGAGCTACTATCATAGATTGCTTTTGTTTGTGTTTTTATATGTGTTTCATGGTTTTGTTTGTTCACGATTTTTTCTAATTTCGAAGAAAGTTGTGTGGACAATCTGTTATGATCTATCCTGACTTCGGTACTATGAAAGTCAATACCGATCGTAGTAGGTGTATGCTCACAGAAACCTTTTCCAATAAATTTGTTGAATAGACTCGTCTTACCAGCTCCTGCATCACCTATTATAAGTACCTTTCCAATTAATAAACAATCTAACGTTTCTGTGTGTAATGCATATGAGGATAAGGACATATTTTATAAACTGGATGATTTAATACATACTTTATGTATGATAATGTTTTATGAATACATTTTTTTTTGAGATTAATCAAATA